GCTTCTCCAGATAGTTTACCATGGTGAGGAGTATTGTCTTCAGCACATCCTTCATGGCACCCATGATGCCCTCTTTCTCTCCCTTCAGAGCACTCATCAGACCCTGCCCGATGGAGTTTGCCACCGTCTTCATTCCCTCGGAGGCTATGTCGCGCATGGTGTTCATGTGGTCCATGAACGCCTGTTCCGCCTCGCGGTCACGCTCATCCTCCTCTTCCTCGGCTTCCTGTTGGAGTTCTCGGAGTTCCTCCATCATTTCTATCTGCTTCTCGAGAATCTGTCCTTTTATCTCGTCGCGTTTCTCCTGCTCGAGATTAAGCACCCCAAGACGCTCCTCCAGTTCCTCCATCTCGAGTTCTCGCAGTCGCTCGTAATACTCTTCACGAGTCTCTATCTCTCCGTCGAGATAGTTCTGCGATGCCTCGTTGCGGAGAACCTGGTACTTATCGTCTATTGCAGCGAGGTCCTTCTGTAGTTGCTCACGTTGTTTCTTTGCCTCTTCTGCTGCAGGGTCGTTAACCTTGCCGGTGCGTCCTGTGCGTCCTGACTTGCCGCCACCTGATGTGCCACCGCCACCAGAACCAGGAGTGGTTATGTCGTCCTCGAAGATAGTGTAGCCATTGTCGCGCCAAGGTTCGGGGTTGGGTATCGACATGACGATGTTGTTGGTGAGTTTGTTTATTTCCTTCTTCACCTTATCCATCTCTGCATTGAACAACTTATCGTTCCAGTCTGACAGCACTTTGTCCTGATCCGACGTGTCACCACCGAAGAAGCGTATAAGTCTTGTGCCTACGGACACTCCACTCTCCAATTCTTTTTGGCGGTCCCGGTGTTCTTGTACCAGACGCTCCATCTCCTTATCGAGCACTCGGAGTTTTATGGACCTCTCTAGTTGCGCATTGTAAGCGTTCAACAATCGAGTGAGGTTGCCAGTGCGCACCTGCTCCTCAGTAAGATTTCCGAGGTGGGCAGCCATGATTTTTCCGTTCAGTTCCTCGAGTGCTTTCTTCCTCTCCGCTTCAGATGCGTTAGCATTTCTTATCGTTGATATAAGAACCTCTAAACGAGCGGACTCCGTTGCTACTGCGTCTGCCGCTTCTTCGTTCGCAGTCTTAAACGCTCTGGCTGCCTGACTTCCCGAGTTGAATGCACGGACAATATCAGTGATGGCTGCTACAAGCAGAACCGCTGCAGTTGTTACTGCTGCCATGGGGTTCTTCTTCATCACTGCCCACAGTTCGGCGAAGGCAGTCTTCAGGTTGGCAACGAGAGGTATCCAGAGTTTTGTGCGTGCCATAGCGAGCAACGCCTGAGCGTTATACGCTGCTATGGCGAGGGTGACGGCGACGAGTGTTGTACGCCATCGTCCCACGAAATCTATGAGCGTCATGAGCACGCGCACCATGGCGCTGCTGGTGGTGATGCCATAGCGTGCTATCGGCATGAGTTTCTCGCCCAGTTCTATTGAAAGGTCATGGAAGCGTTTCTTCGCCTTGTCGAGTTGTGCCTGGACGGTGTTGTTCTGTACGTTGAACTCGTTGATGACAGATGTACCTTCGGCATACGCCTTGTTGGCGAGTGACTGTGCCTCTGAGAGTTGGTCGAGGTGTCCGGCAAGTGCCGAGAGAACACCGACGGCACGCGTGCCATCCATCTTCATCTCGTCGAACATCTTCGCCATGTCCTGGAACCCACCTCTCTGCTTCATGGCATTGAGGAAGGTGACGAGCGCCTTGTTGGCATCGGTGCGCAGAAGGTTGGAGAACTCCTCCACGTCCTGCCCTGCCAACTTAGCGAAGCGCCCAGTGTCCTGCATCATCTTAGTGATGAGTTGCGAGACGACAGTGGCAGCGGTAGGTATCTCCTGCATGTTCTGAGACATGACAGAGCCGATACCCATGATTTCCGCCTGTGTCAGTCCTGCCTGCTGTGCCACTCCAGCGAGACGTGCTGTGAACTGCACTATGGCATCGGCACCAGCGGAAGAGTTCTGCGCCAGTTCGTTGATGGCGGAACCTGTGGCGAGCATAGCGCTGCGTAGTCCACGCTTCTTATCCTCACCGAACATCTGCGCCAGTTTACCGATGTCACGCACGGCTGTCTCTCCGAGGTCATCACCGAGAGCGACGCGTATCTTGTCGGCACCATCGACGAACTCGAGGATGGCTTCCTTCGACGTGATGCCCAGGCGTCCTGCCTCTCCAGCGAGTTTGTTAAGTTCTTCTCGAGACGTGCGAGTGTCGAGCGCCTTCAGATCCTCGTTGAGTTCCTTGACCTCTTCATCAGTCATGCCGGTGTACTTGCGTACCTGTGCCATCTCCTCCTCCATGTCGGCGAAGTCCTGCACGGTCTTGCGTATTGTCATGGTGAGTCCTGTGAGTGATGCTATCGCACCACCGATGACACCCATATATCGGTTGAATCCGTCGGCGATTTTGCCGAAGCGACTGGAAAGAGTGTTCGTCTCGTCAGACACCGCCTTGATGTTACGCCGGTGTTCTGCGAGAATTCCGTTGAGTTCGCGTATCTTCTTGGCGCGCTCCTCGTATTCCTTTGTTCCGACGGTGAGTTTGTTCATCTCGCCTGTCAATTCTCGGATACGAGACTTTATCGACTTGACGCTGCCATCGATCTCTTGGTTGTCGATGTACAGTTTGAGGGTTCTGTTGACGTTCTTGCTTGTTGCCATAGTTATAACCTTGGTGATGGCAAAGTTAATAATAATGTGGCGGTGAGGGTAGGACACGGGAAAAAGCACACATTTTGTGTTAAATGATATTAATTTTCATATCTTTTCCCCGATATTATTTTGTAAATGATATTATTTTTCGTATCTTTGCAGTGTGATTTAGAACATAATGTTTAACTTTATAAATATGAAATATAACGAACTTGAAAGGAAGTTGAAGAAAGCAGGTTGCTACTGCCTAGACAGACAATCGAATGGCCACCCAATCTGGTACAGTCCAAAGACAAACAAGGAGTTTCAGATGAGCAACCACGGAAGTGAAGAGGTGGCAAAAGGAACACTAAAGAAAATCTTAAAGGCAGCGGGTTTATAAGGACCCGCAGCCTTCAAAAAAAATAAACACTAAACTTATGGCGAATCAATTCTAACTAGGAACAAAGGAAAACAAACAATCATTTATGGTAACTAAGAGAAAAGTAAAAGCAATTATCGAGCGAGCCGGTGACGGTAACTATAGCGTCTATATGGACGATGACGATATGAGTTATCTCGTAACCGGTACAGGAAAAACCGCAGAAGAAGCAATAGAATGCTTTAAGAATGGTTACGAGGACATGAAGAAATACTACAATGAAGAGGGAAAGGAATTTGAAGAGGCTGAGTTCGAGTACGAGTATGACATGGCGTCATTCCTTTCTTATTACTCAAAAGCCTTCTCGCTCGCAGGCCTGTCACGCATCACGGGTATTAACCAAGGACAGTTAAGCCACTACGTTACCGGGCGCCGCGTGCCGTCCGCCAGGACGAAAGAAAAGATGCAGCACTCCATTCATCAATTTGCAGAAGAATTGAAAGAAGTGAATTTCGTATAAGAGAAAGCCGAGGTGTTTGCCTCGGCTTTCTTGTTTTTGTTTTATTACTATGAAAAACTTCAAATCTATTACAACGGCATATCTCGCGCATAAGGAGATGGCCGTGAAGGCGACATCGCTGAACAATTACAGGCAGATACTTCGCAATCACCTTCTGCCAGAGTTCGGTGAGAGTAAAGAGATAAGTGAAGATGACGTGCAGAGGTTCATCGTCAGGAAACTGTCAGAAGGCTGCTCCGTTAGTTATGTCAGAGGACTGTGCAAGGTGCTGTCAGCGGTGGTGAAGTACGCAGCCCGTCGCCATGGGTGGCAATACTCTGAGTGGAAACTCCATTACAAGAACGTGCCGCACAAGGACACCCATGCGGTGATGGCACTCTCTGTTGACCATGAGCGGCGGTTGCTGGAGTATCTCCGCTCACACGTTAACCGTAAGAACGTGGGCATCATACTCACGTTGCACAGCGGTCTGCGCATCGGAGAACTGTGCGCACTGAGGTGGCAGGATATCGACTTGGAACTGTCGCTTATTCACGTCAGGCATAACCTCCAACGAGTTGGCAGTTACGGCAGCCGTTCTACTGTTGTTCTGCAGCAGCCCAAGACAGACACCTCGATGCGCACTATCCCCCTAAGCGTCGAGACGAAGATATTCCTCGGACTTATCATTTCTGATAATTCTCCGGAGAACTTCCTGCTATCCGGAACGTCCAAACCCATAGAAGGGAGAGTGATGCGTGACTACTTCAAGAGACTGTTGCGCCGTGCCGGTTTGCCCCAGGATATCCGGTTCCACTCGTTGC